CCGTAGCTGGCGAATGCTCCGATGAACTCGCCCCGCTGCTGCTTGGCGTGGAGGGAGCTTTTGACCTTTTGGGAGATGTCGCGTGCATACTGGGTGTTAAACAGATTCTTCAGCGGCATCATCATGTCGTAGGCGCCGCGGTCGCTGTCGATATTGTCCGTGACAGCGATGAACCGCACACCGTGCTCCGGCAGCCAACGCTCCAGATAGCGGCCTGTTTCGATGTAATCACGGCCGAAACGGGACAGGTCTGCTTGTGTAATCAAAAGACTAAAAAAATATATCGCTTCCGAGAGAAAATCCCAGGTTGTAAGCCCGGGATTTCTCGGTTACAATCACGTCTGATTTATGCCTGTCAGATTGCCTTCAGTGAAGTCCTTGAACTTCCAGCATATTTCATTCGTGCCGTCAGGGTAGATATAAACAGCTTCCACAAAAGCGTGTGCCATCTCATAGGTCAGGCTCGGCTCGTTAAGGAACCGATCAAACTGTGAAGTCTGCGGTTCAGACTCTTCCAAAGATTCAAGATCTGCAATGCGCTGTTTTGCGGCGTCGATGCTATTCTCGATAGTACGGAGCTTTTCGTCTATGATGCGCTTTTCATCAAGATAGGCTTGCTTTGTGATGGCGCCGCCGGAATACTCCTCATAGCTTTTCAGCTTCTGTTTTTTCAGTTTCCCGCACTGCTTTTGAAAATCCGTCAGCATATCCATGTTCTTCTGTATCTCTGATTTCTTCTTTTTCAGGAGCTTATCAGACAGATTTCCCTTCTCGCCAGCAGCCTTTAAGAAAAGCATAATGGCGTCGTAGATGCGCTGCTCGATATCCGCCGCCGTATGGATGGCTTCTGTGGGACACGCGCTGTTCCTGTCGGTTCTGCCGTAAGTACAGTGGAAGCCTTTCTTGTTTTTCAAAAAAGTCATGCACCTTCCGCAGTTGCCGCAGCGGACGAGGGAGCGCAGTGGATAGTATGACGCCTTTGACGGTGAACGACCTGTTTTCCGGATGACAGCCTGCGCCTGGTCGTATTCCTCGCGGCTCACTATGGCTTCGTGCATGTTCTCCACGATAAACTGCTTTTCAATGTCCTGCTTTACCGTCTTGCGGGAAAGTGGAGCAACAGTCCTGCGTTCATGCCCGACAGCACAGCCGGTATAAACCAGCTTGGTCAGTGTCCTATATACCATGGCGTGAGACCAGTTCAGTTTGTCGGAAGAGCGCCGGTATTTCTTCGTGTCAGGGTGGCGCTCTATGAAATACTGCCCAGGCGTAGGGATTCCCTCGTCGTTGAGCCGTATCGCTATCTCCGTGGGCGTGTTTCCGTCTATGGCAAGCAGAAATATCTTTCTGACTACTTCCGCCGCTTCCGGGTCGATGGCAAGCTTGTTTCGGATCGTCGGATGCAGTACATACCCGTAGGGCGCGTAGCCGCCCACAAATTTACCCTGCTTCATAAGCTGTATTTTTGCCGTTGTCGTTTTCACAGATAGGTCTTTGCTGTAAGCGGCGTAGACAATGTTCCGCATGACAACATCCAACCCGCCCGTCGTGCCTATATAATTGTCGCTGTCGTAGTTGTCGTTGACAGAAATGAAACGCACCCCGAGAAACGGAAACAGGCATTCTAGGCTGTCGCCAATCTCGATATAATCCCTCGAAAAGCGGGAAAAATCTTTTACGCATATCAGATTGAACTCGCCCTTTTTGACACGTTTCATCATATCCGTAAAGGCAGGACGGTCGGTATTCGTACCGGTAAATCCATCGTCACAAAACTCAGACCGTGGGCATTTCGAGAGAGCGGGATGGCGATCCAGGAAGCGGTTGATGAGACTGCGCTGATTACCTATGCTGTCGCTCTCTGCCTTGGATGTTCCGGCATCCTCGTCGGCAATGGAGAGCCGGATATAGATTGCTATATTGTATTCCTTCATGTTGCTTCGCCCTCCTTTGCGCCAAGCTCTTCCAGATACCGCTCTGTTTGCTTGAAAATGTCGTGATATTTGAAAATGATTTCAACAGTCTTATTTTCATGGATGAACACTTTTTCTATTGTCGCGTCCACGATAGCCTGCGTCAGCGTGTCCGTTACCTCCACGCTCTTCATCTGCTTTATCCAGCGGTTCTCTCCGGACATGGTTTCGCTGTACTTGGTTCTCCTTGCTGTCAGCTCATCAAGCTGGCGGTTCAATGCCTCCCACCGTCCGTCGAAAGACGTCTTGGCGTAGGCATATTCCTCTTCGGACAAAATGCCATCCGCAAAGTCCTCGTAAAGCCGCGCCCGCTTCTGTGAAACGGCTCTCAGCTTCAGCGTCACGCTTTGAATGCTTTTATCGAACTCATTTCGTATCTTTCTGTCGGATTTGCTCTCGTTCAGCTTGGAGATAAGCAATTCATAGTCCAGCGCTGCCTGTATATGAAGCTGTAACGCCCTGAGAACCTTTTCCTCTATGAGTTCGGAGCGCGTTCTGTGCGCCGTGCAGCGCACAGCTCGTCTGCCCGTATAGGTACTGCACTCATAGTATGCCAACCAGCGTCCGCGCTTGTCCTTGTCAATCTTATGCCGATGAAAGTACATCCTCTGCTGACAATCAGCGCAGAATATCCTGCCGTCAAAGAGGTCAATCAGCGATTCGCGGATTGCTTTGCTCTTTTCCATCTTCTTTTTCCGTTCATCCGACGCCTGCTCCAGCATGAGTTGTACCGCCTGAAAGGTTTCCCTGGAAACAAGCCCCTCGTGAGCGTCCGATGTGATATACCATTCTTCGGGGTTTTTGATCTGCGTTTCCTTTATTCCTGCATAGATTGCCTTTCTGCTCCTGCCAACGGCAAAGTCTCCGGCGTATGCGGGGTTTTTCAAAATGCTGAATATAGTGCTTTTTGACCAGCATACCGTGTTTACGCCATCCATGTTGTTGTCCACTCTTTGCAGCGTTTCGGGGATGGGCGCATTGGCTGCTTCCAGTCTGTCCAGAATCTGCGGGATTGACAGACCTTCCAGCTTCCACGCAAAAATGCTGCGAACAAACGGCGCGGTAGCTTCGTTGGGAATGATATTTGTTCTGTCCTCATTCCACATATATCCGTAGGGGAGCTTGCGCCAGCGGAATTCTCCGTTTTCCATCTGTATGTGCAATGCCGTAAACACCTTGCGGGATATGTCCTTTGAATAGAGATCATTTATGAGGTTTTGCAGCGGGATCATCAGAGATTCGTTTGAACCGTCGGTGGCAAAAGTGTCGAAATTTTCCTTGATTGATATAAAACGCACATCAAGCTGCGGAAATATACGCTCTATATAGGTGCCGGTCTCCACATAGTCACGCCCAAAGCGGCTGAGATCACGGACTACTATGCATTTTATCCTGCCGCAGCGTATGTCACCCATCAGGCGGTTGAACGCCGGTCTATCGAAGACAGTACCCGTTCGCCCGTTATCCGAATACGTCTCAATCAGCTCCAGATGCGGGCAAGCCTTTATATACTCCTCGCAGACCGCAATCTGATTTTCAAGAGCCGCGCCCTCATCGTCTTTGCCGCTGTTCTCAACGGACAGTCGTGCGTAAATAGCCGTAGGAAAGATCTGCGACGGCGATACCGCCTGTACTGGGTTCGCTGTTATCTTTTTTCTGCTGGTTCGCGCCATTTTTATCCCCCTCCTTTACATCGCGGCGCTGCGCTCTTCATCGAAGCTGTCCGCATACTCTTTGGCGTGTTTGTACTCATCACGGTATTTGTAGAGAATTTCAATCACATGATTTTCATGGATGACGATCTTATCCACCAGTGCCATGAGTACGCGGCGGTTCAGCTCGTCGATGTTTTCGTATTCCCTGAAAAGAGTGACCCAATTCCGCTCCGTGATACCGTTTGCCAGCGTATCCTTGTATTCGCGGCGCACACGGCTCAGTGCCTCTTTCTTTTGTGCAATCGCCTTGGTATAGCTCTCCCGGAACTCGGAATACTCTGCCTTATCTATGATGCCGTCTGCCAAATCCTCATAGAGCCGGAGCTTCAATCTTTGGCAGCGTTCTATTTCTTCCTCAAGCTTGGTGATCTGCGCTTCATGGGTGAGGGCTTTCCTGTCTATTGACGGAAGACGGTCTATATAGTCCAGCGCTTTTTCAAGCTCCAGCACAATTTCAATCTGATCGTGAATGGCGTGAAACACGGCTTTCGTCAGCTTCGCTTCACTGATGCTGTGGGTGCTGCAACCGCCGGTCTTGGAAGCGGCGCACACATAGTAGACGTACTTCTTTTTTGCGGAAGGGACGGTCTTTCGCACCATTGATTGCCCGCAGTCGCCGCAAAACAGAAAGCCGGAGAATAGACCCGCGTTTTCCGGATCGCCGCAGGCGCGGCGGTCACGCGCAAGCATGGTCTGAACGGCGGAAAAGTCACTGTGGGAGATCAGCGGCTCATGCGCATCTTCAACAACGATCCATTCCGATGGGTCTTTTTTCATGAGCTTTCTCACCTTGTAGTTGGGTGTGCCTGTTTTGCCCTGTATCAAATCCCCGATATACACCTGCGCGGTGAGAATCCGCCTGACGGCAAGATAAGACCACAGGGCTGTTTCATGGGCTTTGAATACGCTCTCAAAGTTACTGCCCTGAGAACGCTTGTATTCCATCGGGGAGAGAACGCCCATGCTGTTGAGTCTGTCTGCGATAGCACCGATGCTGATGCCGTCCTTGTACATGGTAAAGATAAAGCGCACGATTTCACCCGCATACTCGTCCACCACAAGCTGATTCCTGTTGTTCTCGTCCTTGCGATAGCCGTATGGCGTAAAGGCTCCCACATATTCGCCCTTGCGCCGCTTTACATCCAGGCTGCTGCGGATTTTGACGGAAATATCTTTGCAGTAGGTGTCGTTAATAAGGTTTTTGAACGGCACGATAAATGAATCCGACTGTATGTTGCCGTTGGCGTTATCGTAAGAATCGTTGATGGCGATAAAGCGGATATTGAGCTGCGGAAATATCTTTTCGAGATACCGCCCGGCTTCGATGTAGTTTCGTGAGAACCGGCTCAAATCACGGCAGACGATACAATCTATCTTTCCGTCACGAATCGCCTGTTCCATGCGGCGGAACTCCGGGCGGTCGAAGCTGACGCCGCTCTGCCCGTCATCGGCAAAGGTATCCACCAGCTCCAGCTCACTGTGCTGCTCAATGTATTCGCGGCAGAACAGCTTTTGGCTGATGATGGAGTTGCTCTCGGCTTTGTCCCCGTCATCGCGGGACAGCCGGGCATAAATTGCAGTTCTGTATACCTTCTTGTTCATTTGGGTTCACCTCGTCTTTCAAGTAAATTCTACGCACCACCTCTTTTCTTCGCAATGATGTCACCGGTCATAATCCGGCAAGGTAAGCCTTACAGCAATCGGTGATGGAAACGTCGGTATCGGCAAAACGGGAGATGACGACCACATCACCGTCAAGATAGCAATAAGGGTCGATCTGACGCATCAACTCCGCCATGCGCTCATGACGCGGGGCGTCTTTGGGAATTTTCACGCTGCTTCGCTGCTTGAGCGCCGATCTGTCTATATTTCGTATATTTGTTTCAGGTCGAAGCATAGATACCTCTCTTTCAGCTTAGTAAAAGGGCAGGAGGGTGATAGCCGCTCCTGCCCGCCCGTGTAATATGCACTTAAAACTTCATGGGAAGAATATCGTGCTTGCGCCTGCCGTTGTAGATGCGGTAGAAGATGTTGACGTAGCGCTTTACGCCCCGCAGCTCCTTTTCCGCCTTGCCCGCCGCGTAGATAAACTTGGGTTCATAGCTGCGGAGGCTGTAAATGAGACGTCCCCGGTCGTACTCGCCGTGGTATAGCTCCACGAAATGGACGATTCCCTGAATGATTTCCGCTCTCAGGGAATCGGGGTCGCCGCCCCAGGCTTCCAGCAGGAGGGTCAGCGCTTCCTTATAAATCTCTGCGCCGACACGCTTGAACTCCGCAAAGGCGGTATTGATGCAGATGATGCGCCCGACGCCTCCGCCGCGCTCAAAGCCCACATGAAATCCTACGTCCTCGGTCGCTTCGTAAAACTCGCCCGACGCCTTATCCTCTCCGCGAAGATTGGCGCGGAGCTTTGCACTGGGCGTCAGGGCTGCGGAGTAGCCGGTCTGCATGGCAAACAGCAGGGCTTCATCAGCCTCTGTCATACCGTAGTACACTTTGCAGAGGATCGGCAGGTCGTTGTTGCCGTTCATGTGCTTGCGCGCCACAATAGTATGTTGCCCGTCAAACACATAATAGTGACCGTCACGAAAGCTAACCTTCGGTTCGTTGGCGATACGCTCATTGAACCCGGCCACGATCTTTGCCACACGCTCGGTGTTCAGCTTGCGCTGGTATGCATCGGGAATCTCCAAATCCCGGCTGCTGACCTCCATCAGCTTGTAGAGTGTCTTAATGCTGTTCATTGTCTGTTTCTCCTTCCAATTTGAGAATGTATTGTTTTGGCTCCTGCATGATTTCAATGACCTGATCTTTGTAGTCCGGCTTTTCCAATAGACCGGGGAAGTTCGTAAAAAGCACGTCGCATGTCTCGACCATGTTCCGCGCCGTATAGCGCAGGCTTACCAGTGCTGAATCCTCCGTGACGCGCTTGGAGTCCTTCATATCCTCGTAGCTTTTGTCGATAGTCGCATAAACCTCTTGCTGGCGCTTTGTGCCGCTCCGGGCAGATTCCTTATCTGCTTTGGGCTTCTTTTCCGGGATCACCCTGAGCTGTTCCGCTTTTTCCCGGCGCTCCTCGGGAGAGGCGCGGGCGACAGCCGCCACATCGGTTTCTCTGGGCTTAAACTTTCCGAGCAACAGGTCATTCTTGATGCCCGGAAGCACTTCTTCAGCGGCGTCCACACCTTTTGCATACTGATCCGCTCGTTTAACATAGCTCTCACTTGTTCCTGTCTCTGAAGCAATTCGCTCTCTTGTTTTCTGTGCTGCAATCAAGTGGTCATTTTGACCACTTGATTCTGGCAGATTGCTTTTCCGATCTCCTCCATGTGTTTTTTTCTCTGCATCGTAACGCTGCCCGATCAGATATTTCTTCTGCTGGGGCGTAAGATTTCGCCGTCCGAGCTGGTTCTTGCAAATCCAGGAAAGGGCCTCGTAGCGGTTGCTGAACTGCTTTTCATGGGTGCGGAACCCGATGCCCGGATGCGCCTGCGCGATGCGGTAGCGGTTGTGACCGTCCACAATCGTATCGTTCCAGACGATGAGGGGCATGAGCACCAGCCCTTCCTCTAAGATGTTTTCTTCCAGCTGCGAAAGCTCGTCATCTGTCAGCGGCGGGCATTTCGCCTCGAACTCCGGGTCGATGGTCAGTACGGGATTCATTACGGAGCCTCCATTTCTTCGGGGACGTACAGCCCGAGGGCTTCCTCGATGGCTTCCCCGATCTCATCCATCTGCTGCCGGGTCATCCTGCCCAGGTACTTCTTCACGCGCCGCTTGTCGATGGTCTTGATCTGTTCCAGCAGCACCATGCCGGGAAGCTCCAGCCCGTGGATGCGCTCGGCGTAATAGTGGGTGGGCTGGGACGGCTTCTTGCCGGCCTTGGACGTGATGGGCGCGACGATCAGCGTGGGGCAGTAGTAGTTGCCGGTGTTGTTTTGCAGGACGACCACAGGGCGGGTGCCGCCCTGCTCGGAGCCTATGTAGGGGTCGAGGTTGGCAAGGTACACGTCGCCCCTGCGGTAAATCCAGTTTTCCTTCATGCGGCTTCTCCGTTCCTTTCTTTCGTTTCTTTCGATATTCCTCAAAGCGAGAAAGCAGGTCATGTCCAAATATCTCTCGCTGTTATATCTGTCCTGTGCGTTCATATTGCGTCTCCTTGTCCTTTGTCATTTTGGTTTTTCGGGTATGTACGCTCTCTATTTGTCCTCGACGCCCCGAGAGCAGGGAGAGCATCAGACGGCGGTGTGCTGCACCGCTCCATAGGAATCGAACCTCCCCGCCTTCATTGTGGCC